CAAAAACCTGACCTTAAAAAAAGAGAAGAATGAAACGTTCACTTTTGCTTTTAGTCTTCGCATTTGCTACACCAGCTGCTGCTAACACAGTGACCCCCGACTTTACACAGGGCACTATGAATAGCACTACAACTACCACCATTGACATCTCTAGAACTATTGAAACTGAAAAGTACGGTGCCGCTGTTTCCACCTGGAGTGGGTCAAACGTTACCGCTAGTGGTGACATCAGTGACACAGCTACAACTTATTCCATCCACACGGCAGGTGATCCGTGGACACTAGAAATTACAACACGAGCAGCAGGTCTGATCGAAGACACAACAATCACAGAAACAATCGACCAAGTTTCCACTATTACTACCTTATCGGTCTTCTCGCAGTAACACCTGCATACGCAAGACAGGAAGAACCCACAGTCAACAATACATCATCTCCGGTAGCCGCAGCCACTGGCAATGTTACAAATAGTGCAATTCAATTCCAGAACAATGGGGCACCTAGTAGACAATATCTAGGCCCTAATTCCAGCTGCAATGGTTCAACAATGCAATTCTCTCCTTTTTATTTAGGGAGCGATACTATACCGACTGGAGGTACTTATACACGTACTGGTAACTGGGGTTTGCAACTTAATTTTGCAGTGCCTTTAGATGGCAGTTTGACAGAATTATGTAAAAGTATTGCACGCAAATACGAGCAAAAGCTACGGCTTGACACAGAACTTGTCCGCGCTTTGAAGTGTGCTGAACTGCAACGTCTAGGTTTTACATTCAGACCCGGCGCTCGTATGGAAGTTGTATGTCAAGACATTGTACCCATTGTATCACTAATAGAATAATATGTATCACAAACTAATCGACAATTACACTGAAAAAGTGTTAGGTGAATTTGACACGGCTGCTGGCGCACAAAAAGCTCTCAGCCGTCTGTTACCAGAAGAAGGACGATACGAAATCCAATCACCCAAGGCACGTAAACCAAGGGCTAAGAAGACAGATGTCAAACAAGAAAGCGAGTGAAGACCAATTTAACGAGCTTCATAACTTAGTGACTACAGAGTTTTTACGGCGCATTAAAGCTGGTGAAGCATCCGCTCAAGACCTTAAGGCAGCTTGTGATTGGCTTGTTAAAAACGATATTAGTGGTGTTGCCTACGACGGTAACCCACTTGATAAATTGGCATCAATTATGCCAAAAGTTGACCCTGAATTAGTACAGACTCGACTTTATGGAAAGAGGTAAAACAGCAAGCTTTTATGCAAAGAACCCTGCAGCTCGACAAAAGCACAGGGACTACATGGCCACATACAATGCTAGGCCAGAGCAAAAAGCATACAGACGCAGACTAGCTGCAGCTCGTCGGGCACGGGGAATCATGGGTAAAGGCAAAATGGATTTATCGCATGATGTCCGTGGTCGCCTTAAACCCCAATCTATGAAAATTAACCGTGCAAACAATGGGCATGGTAACCGTCCTCGTTACCGAAAAGCATGACACAACTGCTGCCTACACCTGATCATTACTTACACAATCTAATAACCATGAACAGTTCGATGTCTAAAAAACTGTGGCGCACAGCGCTCAAAGAACATTTCGATCGTACATGTTGTTATTGCGGGAAAACCTATGAACTATCTAAACTTACACTGGATCATGTCAAACCCCGAAGTGCAGGAGGAGAAACAATCGTTTCTAATCTTGTACCAGCTTGTGAAAAATGCAATCAGAGAAAGACTAGCAGACAATACTTAGAGTTTATGCACGCTGAGTTTGGCATAAACAAATTAAGAGAACACATCATTAAAAAACACATTACTAATGGCACGTATTAAACCGGGGACAAAACATCCAACAAAACCTGGGTTGGTTATGGGTAATAATGGTAGGTATGTCGCTAAGTCAACCTACCGTAAGCAACTCAGGACATCAGCTAGCAAAACTGCAGCAGGAAAACTAGCAAAACGCGGCGAGTCAAAACCAGCTAGCCAACGTATTCAAAAGGTAAAAGTTAAAGTAGAATCACCTAAACAGCTGACTGGATCCAAGGGACAAAAACAGTTGTCTGGATCTAATCCTAAGCAGTTACAAGGTACAAACGCTCGCCGTCAAGCAGCACAACAACGGCAACAGACCGCTGCACGCGGTACACGGGGTAGTGGTGTACGAACAGGCGGTACATCTAACATTGTCCGCGCTTCACAAACACGGCAGGCTGTCAATGCAGCACAACGTATGGCAGAAAAAACTGGCTATGCACAAGACCTAAAGTCAATGGCTAAAGGTGCTAAAAAAGTAGCCAACGTTGTAGGTAAAGGCGCACAAGGGGTTGGCAAAGGAATCCGTGCTGCAGGTCCAGCTGCAAAAGCAGCTCCTGGTGTAGCACTTGCTGCTGCGCTTGCTGCATCTGCAGGTAAACCCGGTGCAGCTAAGATGTCGAAACTCGGCATTGGCGGTGATGCACCAACTTACAAAAACCCTCTAAGTGACGCAGGTAAACGTATTGCTAAAGCGTTACAGTCTAAAAATATTAAAGGCCGTACTGGATCTAAAAAAACTACTACAGAAACTAAGCCGCCACGCAAACGCGGAATGTCTAACATTCCTCCAGGCGAAGGCAGTGTAAACAACCCTAACTACGGTAAGAAAGTAACTACTAACAAACCTGCTCCTGTGAAGTCAGGGGGTACTGTAAAAGCAGCAACACAAAAGACAACTATTACAGCACCACAACAAGGTAAGCCACAGGTCAAAAAAGCACAAGAGACAAAAGATAAACCAAAAACCAGCGCTTATTCCAGGGTTACAGAATCGAAGGCAACAGACAAAACTGTTGACCCGAAAGTGAAATCTAACCCTGCTTTGAAATCACAAAAGAAAACGCTGACAGCACGTCAACAAATGATGCAACGTAAACAGCAAAAAGCACGTCAAGTGCTCAACTCACGTACTGCTAGTGCGCGTGAAAAAATGCAAGCACGCATCATTCTACGTTCAGCATGAGCAACGTCCTAAAGGCGTTGCAAGAGGACTTCAAGCTCTTTCTACAAGCAATGTGGTCAGAGCTTGACCTTCCCTCTCCCACCCGTGCGCAATATGCAATTGCTGACTACCTACAGCACGGACCTAAACGTTTACAAATACAAGCCTTTCGAGGTGTAGGTAAATCTTGGATTACAGGTGCATTTGTTCTGTGGACACTCTTCAATGATCCAGAAAAAAAGATCATGATTATTTCTGCATCTAAAGAACGTGCAGACAACATGTCCATCTTCTTACAAAAGCTAATCATTGAAACAACATGGTTATCTCATTTGCGACCCAAATCAGACGATGCAAGATGGTCGCGTATCAGCTTCGATGTAAATTGTTCCCCCCACCAAGCACCTTCAGTCAAGTCTGTCGGGATTACAGGTCAGCTAACGGGAAGCCGATCTGACGTGTGTATCCTCGATGATGTCGAGGTTCCTGGCAACAGTCTCAGCGAATTGATGAGGGAGAAGCTGCTACAACTTTGTACAGAAGCTGAGTCAATCATTACACCTAAAGATGATTCAAGGATCATGTATTTAGGTACACCACAGACAACCTTTACTGTCTACAGAAAACTAGCAGAACGTAACTACAGACCCTTTGTTTGGCCTGCACGTATCCCTAAAGCTACTGCTGGTTACGATGGCTGCCTCGCACCACAAATACAAGAACTAATAGATGAAGGCGCTCAGCCTTGGGAAGTCACAGACCCAGATCGTTTTTCAGATGAAGATCTACTAGAACGTGAAGCGTCGATGGGTCGTAGCAATTTTCTTTTGCAATTCCAACTCGACACAACCCTTAGTGATGCTGAAAAGTTTCCCCTTAAATGTAGCGACCTTGTCGTTACTAGCGTCAATCCCACTACTGCTCCTGATTCCGTCGTCTGGTGCTCAGACCCCGCCAACGTCATCAAGGATCTACCGACTGTCGGACTACCTGGAGATTATTTCTACAATCCAATGCAACTCCAGGGCGAATGGCATCCTTACTCCGAAACGATCTGCAGTTTTGATCTGTCGGGTCGTGGCGCGGATGAAGGAAGCATCGCTATTATCTCCCAACGAAATGGTTTTCTGTACGTGCATGAAATGTGTGCTTACAGAGATGGATACTCAGACAAAACGTTATTGGATATTCTCAAACGGTGTAAAAAATTTCATGTGACTAAGATGGTCATAGAATCGAACTTCGGGGATGGCGTCGTTGCAGAACTCATCAAAAAACATGCTGCACAGACACACCAAGGCATAGACATCGAAGAAGTCAGAGCCAACGTCCGCAAAGAAGATCGCATCATCGACAGCCTAGAACCTGTCATGAACCAACACCGCTTGATCATTGACCGTAAAGTCATTGAATGGGACTTTGCTTCTAACCCAGACGAAGCACCAGAGAAACGTCTGCAGTACATGCTCTTCTATCAGATGTCTCGTATGTGCCGCGAAAAAGGTGCAGTAAGACACGATGACCGCATTGACTGCTTAGCTCAAGGTGTCAAATACTTCACAGATTCTCTTGCTATCTCAGCACATGAAGCTGTCAAACAACGCAAAATGGAAGAGTGGCAAGACATGCTTGACGAATGGAATGATGACCCAGAAACTGCCTGCAACCACTTAGTGCTTGGCATGAACATACACCAACGTAGACAAGCTAGACAAACAGATCATAAAAACTCAGTCTCTAGCTGGGTTTAGACCAAGTGCCGTTTATAAGGGGGAGTGGAGAAGGGTGGACTCGACTCTCCCTATCGGGGGAAGACAATCCTTCCCCTTTACTAATGTCCAGGTCGGAGCGAAGCGAAGACGGACATTCTGTAAGAACTTCGTTGAAAAAAACAAGTACAAAGAACAATTTACATTGACTTTTTAGTGTTAGTAAATCAGATGATCTGAATCAACCCTGAATGTTGATCTGAATCATCCTATTTATACTGTATGGACAAACCTGAATACCACTACAAATCTAATGGCCTTAGTATCGATTTCCATCGTACCAGAGAAGGTCCTAATCATTTTACCGTCTGCTACAAACATTCCTCTTGTATAGTCACTGACGTAAAACAACTAAAGCAAATACTCGGTCCTGCTAAATTCCTTCAATCGTCCAAAGACTTGTACGTGTGGATGCAAGACCTACTTGATACCTGTAAACCTAAACTAAAGCTAGACAAAGAACGTCTTGCTAAAGAAGGCTTCGGCCCTGAAGCACATGATGATTCAGAAACTCCAGAGAATGATACAAAAATGGTGGTCTGATTATCCTGTAGCGCTAAAGCTTAACCGTTGGCCTGTTGGTGACTACTTAAAAACAAAACAAGAACGGTTGAAACAAATTACAAAAGACATTTGGTGATTATGGAACTACATCTAGATCCAATTAAGTTTTTAAAGTGTAAAGTATGTGGTGATGATGTTAGCGTTAATGCTAACTATCCGATTGAAGAGGTGACATGTATTCCTTGTTACAACAGATTGAAGGCTGAGAAGAGCAAACAGCAGGCAAATTAGTGCCTCGAAAATTACAACATAAATTTTGTAGCCCTATTCACGGATAGGACGGACGCGGTTACCCCCTCAGGGGGGCTGTTTGGGCGATGCTCGATGTGTAGTCGAGCGCAAAACACTGGTATCACAGGGGTTTCGGCCTTGATCTTGCCCTGTGTCTCGTTTCTGGCGTGTGGGATCCGTGTTTTATTTAATCTGTGGGCGACTAAATTTATTTTTGTAAACCGCAGTCATACCAATGGATCTCGGTGATTACAAAAGATTATCACAATCACAGCAATGATAATGACTACTGCGCTGCAGTCGATCTCAGCTGACACAGTACACAGTGTTACTCACAGAGCCGTGGCCTGATCGCTAGCTGCGAGTCATAACGGTGCTGTGCCCACCAGAAGCGTGACGCACAGATGGGTTTCAGCCCATCAGAACCTCGACAATTGAACAAACACAGACACCACACAAGGCCGTGTAGGCCCTGACATGGATCTGGAGGGGGGTTGCATGTCGAGCATCGCTCGGCTAGCTTCTGGGCACCTTGCACC